TTCGTATCCTAGCTTCTTCATAGCTTTTTCGAACATAGGCTTGAAATGTTCTTCACATGCTTTTGATAAGAATTGAACCGGATCTTCTGGTTTAAACTTTTCTACAAACTTAGAGAAATTTACATATACAGAATCAGTATCGATAGCAATAACATAATCATTATCAGTAGAAAGTAGTTTATTTAATTCATCATTAATTGCTTTTTCACATGACTTAATAACATACTGACCGTGTAGAGTAATACCTTCTGCAATCCTAAGGTCAAAGTAACGATAGTACTTATTGCCAAGTGCACCAAACAAACTGTTGAGTAGGATCTTAATAGCCATCTGTTTATTTTCGAGTTGACTAATTTCACGTTCTAATTCTTTGGTCTTTTCCTTCTGATACTTACGTTGTGCAGCAAGCATAGCCTGCTTAGTAGTCTTACGTTCATCATAGTACTTGACAATGATTTCTGGCATAACACCCTGACGATCGTGTGAATACACTGAACCGTTTTGTGCAACTGCACCTTTAGGATTTTGACTAGACACCGGTACTTCAATCATTTTGCCTTCGTTATCGGGATCAGGTATCCTAACATTCAATGTTCCGGGAACAAGAGGTAACAACCCATCTCGAATTAATGTCTCGGGTGACATATTGTTCTGTACAATAATATTTGGATAAAGTGAATTAAGATCGAAGCTAACAACCCATTCGTGCATACCAATCTGAGGTTCTTTTACATAACCCCCGGCAAACTTTACCGAAACCTGTGATGCTTTCTCACGATCCATAGTTGGTACTACAATCTTTTTTCTATTCAGTTCACGATAAACAATAGAATCCCAGATAGATGTAGTACCGAACACATCTGTAAGATTAACACCAGCTTTATATGCAAGAGTCATAGCAAGTTCAATTAGACCCATCTTTTCATCAATACGTTCTACAAGTTCAACGTCCTTAATATTATAGTCAATGTATAGCTGATGGTTTTCATTGTATAGATTACTTAGTGAACCGAACTCTTCATAAGATAGTTTACGTTCACCAAGAACGACATTTGCAATGTGATTAAGAGCATAAGATTCTTGTGGACCGTAACTGTAACCGAATTTGGTAAACAGATCGTAGTAATCTAGTGCGTTGACACCAACGATCATGTATGAATCCATATTTTTATTCTTGAACTGGACCTTTTTCTCCCGAACAACACCCCAAGGTGATAGAGATTTAACAGCCTCTTCAGAACCAATACGAAGAATACGGTTGATGATATATGGCATATCAAAGAAGCGAATGTTCCAACCAGTAATAATATCAGGATAGTCTGCTTTCCACCATTTCAAGAAACGTACAAGTAATTCAGTTTCGGATTCGCATTTAATATATTTAATGATTAGATGTTTATGCGGGGATTTAGATACGTCGTAGTCTTTTAGACCCCAAACATGGTAAATGCCTTCGCGTGAAGACTTACAAGTAATAGCAGTAATAGGATGTAATGCATCTTCTGGATAGGGAAATCCATCTTCGGAATGTACCTCAATATCAAGGTTTACAACGTTAACATGGCCTTTGTTGAATTTTATTTCGTTGGGAAACTTTTCAGCAAGAAACTGGAATACTGCACGATCCATACCGAAGTATTGAAAGCCTTCGACGCCTTCATACTTTTTAGTAAAGTCACGCATAGCAGATGGTGAGTTGAATTGTAACGGAGCTACCGGATCACCGTCCATGGTTTTCCAGTCGGTAGAAGCCTGAGGGTCAGGCAGGAATAGTGTAGGTTTAAATTCGTATCGATGTGAAATACGCTTGCCTTCATCGTTGTAGCCACGATAGCAAATACGATTCATATAGACGTCTACTGATGTATAAAAACTCAATGCATTTCTCCTATGATGTGGATACTATTATACCATAGGATAGGATTAAAGTAAACCCCAATCATAATTTTCTGTCTCAAAAACCCCTAGTATTCCGGGCTGTCTTTTTTCATTATGTTCATTAACGTAAAAAAAGAACTGCGGATTATATTCTATATTGAATAGATTTGCTTTTTTTAGTGCAAGGTGTACATCAGGTAGTTCAACATTGTCATACATTAAAAATTTAGGATTCATTTTTCCAGCTAATATAGTATCCTCATACGGCTTTTTTCCGTTATGATTACCATCTATGAAAACTAAGTCAAAGTTATCGGTAGGTTCATAGTATCTACTACTTGCAGAAATATGTTCTACTCTATCACCATATTTTTCTTTTAATGCTTTTCCAGCTCGGTCAGAAATCTCAAGCGTATCAATTGTAACTATTTTTTTTAGATAAGAAAATTGTTCTAAAAATATAGTTGCTGAATAGCCAGCAAAGGTACCAATTTCGAATACACTTTCAATCTTATATTTTTCGCCGATTAATTTAAACCAATCTAACAGATCTGGATTTTGATAGGGCAAATATCCCCAAGACTCTTGTCCTTTAAAATATCCTCCAGCGATCTTTTTGTCCTCACAAAGAACCTCTTGTCTTAAGTTAGGATTGGGCTTTGGTAAAAACGAAACATCAATTTGGTTCCACATAATAATCCTCAATTTTTAATATTAAGTAGTTTCTCTTGTAAATGAATCCGGAATGTCTTTCTGATTGCCACACTCACAGACAGTACATACATCATTAATACATTCCTCACAGTCTGGAGTATAACAATGACACCGATGACCGCATTTTTCACAGTATCTAGGTACACCTTGCATATTTTTCTCCCTTGAAAAAAGGAGCAAGTCACCTTGCTCCTTTTATTTATTTAGCTTATTTGATCGTTTTCTTCTTCAGTATAAGGCCACATTAGTTATATCTACCATTAATTTGCATGAATAGAAGTCTTTCAATTTCTGCAATGGTTTCCGGTTGATTATTGGCTTTTTTAAAGAAAAACTTCCAGAAATTATTTATCATTGTAAATATCCTGCAAAGTTTTAAAATTTAATTCAGCCAGAAGACTTTCATACGTATGATCTTTATACTCATGAAGCATCAACCGAGCAATCTGACGATTAGCTTCTGATTGGCGTGATACTCTGATAGCTTTACTAAACGAATCGAAAAGATTGTTTAATTTTCCACAGAATGTTTCAAACAGATTCTGTGAGTAGTTCAGAACTAGTGTTGTCATTTTTTTCCTCGTTTGTTCCAATTGAAATTTTACGAGGCTGCTTCTCTTCGGGAAGGACGACTTCTAAATTGACAGTCAAGATTCCGTCCGTTAGATCTGCTCCGGTTACTTCGGTATATTCCGACAGTCTGAATGACTTATTCCAGTTTCTTGCACTAATACCTTTATGAACATAAAGTTCTTGAGGACGACGCTGTGGACGATCACCTTTGATCGTAAGAACGTGGTCTTTTACTTCAATATCAATATGTTCTCTACTAAACCCCGCAACAGCTAATTCGATTTCATAGTGATATGCATCGTGTTTAACTACATTGTGTGGGGGATAGGTATCATTCGCTCTACTATGGATATTATCCAGTTGATCGAAGATGTGGTCGAAACCAAGAAATGCGTTTCTAGGTAGTAAAGTTGCTTTAGTCATTATGACCTCCTGTTAAGCAAGGTTAAATGGGAACCCGTTCTGGCGCTCCCTGCAGACACCTTGTCTGCGAATTTATTTATACAATATATCTTAAAAAATTCTACCAACCAAAAGAAAAACCAACACGTGATTGATTCGGTAACGCTACATGATAAATTCCCTTTGGTACATATACAAAATCGCCTTGTACTAATTGTCTAGAAAAAGTAGATTTGCTTGTCATTGTTTTTGTTTCATTATTATAATCACATCCATTTTCAAATATTTTCCAGGGCATTGATCCCTGTATCATAACAAAAAATACTTCCATACCATCAGAGTGGGGAGGAGAAGCAAATGCATTAGGACTAAAACCGGCATAACAATGACACGAAAATTCAGTAGTATCCTGTACAATATTTTTTAAATGATTTTTAACAGTTTTTACGATACTAAAATCATTATCACCAACATTAACAAATAACTTATGAGGATTTCTAGCTCTAATATTTCCGCTAAGAAACGAATCGTCGAAATAGGGTACTAAGCTATTCCATGTTGGATACGAACTTTTCTCTATTTGTAATTTGCCATAATATGATTTTCTATTATTAATAGCCTCTTTCAGATTTGCTTCATCAACCTCGGTTAGCATTACTTGCTGCCGATATTATACTTAGGACAAAGTTCCCACTGTGATTTTTCTTTAAAAGGAATAATTTTAATTTGGCGTAAAGGAGCACATTCGAGTTCCTGCTTTTTGGCCATTTGTACTAGTCCCCAATCGCTCATGAGAGTAGCAATTGTATTTCTACGGGCAATATCATTTTCTTCTAAATTTGATTTTTTCCCATCCAACAAAAATAATTCTTTAAAGTGCACAATAAAATAACGACCTTGCTTATGTAATATATGGCAAGATTGAAAAAGTTTTTTATCTTTACGAGATGCTACACCAATACGTGTAAGTGTCTCTCTTACTTTTAAGAAGTCATCAGGCTCAAGAAGTGTTATCTCAAGCATGTTAGATGGAGTCCACTGGACATTATTATTTTGTTCTTCCACCTTTACTCACCTTTTCTTTTAGCTCGTTTCGTTGTTCCAATGATAAAAGAGCCAAAGCCTGACGAGCTTTTTCATTACTATAGCCATAGTATTCTTTGACCGCTTCTAAATCATTTTCTAATTCAGGTTTATTCCATTTAGAAAAACGTTTCCGCTTTCTGACTATATTTATATAAAAATGATATTGTAGTTTCTTGTCAAGAGCATGCAAGCGGTTCATTTCATTTGCTGCAAGAACTGTATCCTGGAAGTAAGATAGGCTACGATTAATCATGTAAGGATTATACGTATTTTCATCCTCCATAATATCTTTCTTGGTGTAATTAATACTGTTTACATATTCAAATGGATTCATGAGAATTTCACCGAAGACATAATTTCTGTCATACAGGCAACAAGGTTGATCTCATGATCAGCTACAAATGCAGACTTATGCTGATATTCTGCTAAAATAAGAACAAGTTGTGGGATAGATTGGGATTCGACTTTATCATTCATATTATCATATACCCCACGAATAATAGCACTTGTATCTAAATCTAGGTTATTTACCACCCATTTACGCACAGACTTAAAGTCTTTTTCTTTTAGGTGCTTGAATAGATCATTAAAGGATCCACCCATATCAGTAGTGCTGCTAGCAATATCGCCCAGAACAGAACGTCTTTGAAGTTCATTGAGTACTCTCCTCCAGTCAGGTGCATGACGCATGATAAGATCGACAATAGCCATCTGATCATATCCTACGCCTTCGTCTTCTAAAATATGTTGTGCACGCTTAAGGAATTGTGCACATAATCCTTGAAGATCTTTTTTACTTGTATTAAATTCGTATATTGCACAACGTGAATGAAGTGGTTCAATAATACGGTTTTTAAAATTACATGTTAGGATAAATCTACAGTTATCCGAGAACTCTTCGATGAATCCACGTAGAGCCGGTTGTGTAGATTGGGGATTAAGATAATCTGCTTCGTCTAGAATAATAACTTTATAAGAACCACTAAAGCTAACAGACGATGCAAACTGTTTAATTTTACCGCGTAATGTATCAATATTACCTTCTTCGGATCCATTGATAACAATATAGTCTAGGCTAAGTTCTTTACATAAAGCCTTGGCAACGGTAGTCTTACCCAAGCCGGCAGTACCGGTAAAAAGCATATTCTGCAATTCACCAGTACTAACCATATTCTGAAACGTTTGCTGTAAGTGAGGGGGTAAGATCGTTTCAGAGATTTTTTGTGGACGGTATTTTTCCACCCATAGAAAGCTATTTGACATATTAACTCCTTTTCAAGTAAGTTTATTATATAATATTTGGAGCTAAATGTAAATCTATTCTTCTTGCTGTTTAGCTTCGCACATCGCAACGATCTGTACACATTGATCACGTAGCTGACCAATTGTAGACAGTTCTTCGCCACGGAGTGCACCACGCTGAACCATCGTATCGATAACTGCAATAGTGCTGCGACCTACACGATTTGCAAGATCAACAAATTGATCATCTTGCTTATTCTGCTTTTCTGCCATTCTATTCTCCATATTCAGATGTTTTTTCGCATGCGATCCAGTAGATAACATCTTGGCTGGTATGATTCCAACGAGACATCATCTTACTAGATATACCAACTTCATAATCCCCCTGGATAATTCTGAGATTATTTAAGTTGATCATAAAGTTAAAGCTTTCGCCTTTACTTTTTCCAGGTACCTCAATTGTAAATGAATTAGAGGTTGGATTGTCCTTATCAGTAACGGTAAGGGCAATCGAGCCATCAGCAGACGTAATAGACAAAGTCTGATGACCAAGTGCACTCTGTGCTTTTTTGACACGATTAATCGTATCGGCATCCAAGGTAAATTCTACCTCAAAATCTGACATATCCATTGCTTTACTGATCATATTATCATCTGGTGCGATAAGCATATCAACATCAGTAAAGAAATATTTAATTTTTGTTCTTCCAGTAGAATCACTAATTAGTGCATACTTATCTTCGAATTTAATCTCTGGTTCGTCAACAAGTGACACAACATTGAGAAATTCATTAAGATCATATACACCAAAGTGATCTGTAAATTCTACATCAAGCTTTACACTTGAAAGAATATTACGAGCTGGTGATATTGTATTAATTCTGTTACCAGTACTAAATACCTGATTGGTATTAATACCAGCAAAGTTCTTAAGAACTGTTTGCGTATACGGGGATAGTTTCATCTCACTCACTTTCGTTATTAATAATATAATTATACCAAATTTTATGCAGCTTGTAAATTGTTATTTCGCATTTTAGAGAAATTTTTATCTTTATAAAATTCTAGTTTGTTCTGGAACTTACCTTCAAGGATTTCTCCTTTATGCGAAATAACAAATGTATTTGTATCATCTTCGAGGCTATAAAGTATCTTCATAAGATTGTCTACCCCGTCATGATCAAGTGACGAATCAAAAGTTTCATCAAGTATTAGTAAATTAGTAGCAACAGAATTTTTCATCTTGGCAATCATACGCCAAGTAAAAAGTAGCGCTAAATCGATACGTTGCTTCTCTCCTTCAGAAAAGCTATCGTACGAGAATGCGTCGCGGTGACGCGAGCGAATAGTTTCGTTAAAGCTTTCGTCTAAATTGAAATGCACAAAGAAATCTAATATCTGTAGGTATTTGTTTACTAGGTTATTGATTATTGGGATATACTGTTTAATAACTTTTGTTTTTATACCTGTATCCTTAAGCATTTCTGCCATAACAGTATTATATGAAAAGTCTTCATTTAACTTTAATTTATCTTCCATCAGGTTACTTTTTTGAGAATTCATATCCGAAAGTTCCTGATTCGCTTTACTAAGATCACCTTCGCGACCTGTTAGTCTAGTAATATCATTTTCTAGGCTAGAAATAGTTTTCTGTAGTCTTTGTATTGTCTGATTATTAGCATGGGTAGCTGTCTGCTTATTTTTAATTTCTTCAGATACACTAGTAAGCTTATCAAGTAATAAAGACAGGCTATCAGATTCATCTTGGAGCTTACGCATTGCTGATTGTAGCTCTGCGGCCTTTGATCTTCCTTCACCTAGCTTTTTATTTCTAGTCTCTTCAGTTATTACTTGATCACATGATGGGCATGATTGATTTTCTTCATAAAATTTTGTGTCTTTAACAACGGACCTAATCTGGGTGTCGAATTGAGCTTTATACTGTAATAGGTTCTGTTTTTTATTGTTCGCGGTATTAAGGTCGTTTGCATTTTGTTCAGCATGCCTCTCGATGTAATCAGACGCACTGCCATTAGA